TCATCTTGGTCTAAGTCATAAGCATCACGAATAGGAATTCCACCACGCATCCACCATGTGATACGTATCATCTCATTCTTGATTTGCTTGACCTCACCCTCTAGGACCTTAACCTCGTCTTGGATTTTTTCGAGGCTCCACGTTAAGATCCTTAGTCGAAAAAATTGCCTTGATCGAATACAATAGGTATCTTATATGTCTTGTCGGCACCTGCTTCGATTTCTTCTTCAGTAGCTTCTACTTCTAATGGTTGTTGTTCAAACTTTTTCTTTTGACTTTCAATATGACTTTTGATTTGATTAAAGACTTTAGCGTCAGTGTTTTCAATAAACTCTTTGATGTGAGCTGGATTAACAACTGCTTCTTGTGAGTCGTCTGGTTGAACTGCAACTACACTGTTAACAAGTGTTTGTACATTTAACTCAGTCAGTCTGTTAAAACTTGATTGAAACTTTTTTAACTTTTCTTGATTTTGAATAGTATTGTCATCAACAATAGAAAAAATTCTTTGTTCTTCAAATGCTTTGATCATACCTTCGGTAATAGTTTTGTAGTTCAAAGGTTTAATTTGAACTTTGAAACCATCAATTTGAAAAGTAGGTTCAAACTCTTTTGACATATAGTTGTCAAATAACGTTTGCATGTTTAGTTCAAAGTCTTTAGTAATATCAGTATTAGGCACAGTTGCAGTCATAGCCATCTTGTCACCATAACTTGCACGTCTAATTGCAATTAAGATTGTGTCTAAATCAATCGATGGTGTTTGCCATGCGTCTTTGATACTAGGCATACAACTCTGAATTACATCAACTGTTGCTTGTCCGTTTAATAAAGCATCGGGAGTTTTAAACGTAATCTCATCCTTTGCCGTCATTGCGTAAACTGGGTATTCACCGTTTTCCGTCTTTTCCAAAGACTTTCCTGGCCAATATTCTCCATTGCTTGGCAACTTGATGTAGATCTTTGGTTGTCTAAGGTGCTTCGCTAATGGGTTACCTTGCGGTTGTGCCATAGGAATACCTTGCTGTCCCATTTGTGGTGGGAAGTTATTATCTACCATGTTTATATCTCCTGCTAAATAGTATTAACATATTCGTAAAAGTATTTATGGTATTTTATAAAGTGAGCATATAATAAATGGCAGTAAGAATAGACATCCCCGGAATTGGCGAAGTTGAAGCACAAAATGCGGCTTCTGAGCAAACTTTACGTGACATACTTAAAGCTCTAGGTGGTAGAACTGGAGCAATAGACGGTAAAAGCGGTGGTGGCGGTGGTATTGATACTACAAAAGCAAATAAGGGTTTAGATCAAGTAGGTAAAACATCTAAACAGTCAGCAGGTTCAATTAAAAAATTAGGATCAGCGGCGGCATCAGCGGCCGGCGGACTTATCAACGGACTAGTAGCGGCAGTTAGTGGAGCAGTTGGTGCTGTTACAGGAATGGCCACTGGCCTGCTTGAAGGCAAAAATAGTATACACGAGTTTACTAAAAATGTTCCAGGTTTAGGATTTGTTACTGGAATAGTTGAAAATCAAATGTCTATGTTCAAAGAACTGTCGTCAGTTGGCGCAGGCTTTGGTAACAACATGTTTGAAATTACACAAGTTGCAGGTGAATCTGCTATGTCTATGCAAACACTTGCAAAAACTATTGCAAGTAATTCTGAAGGACTAAGAATGTTTGGCGGCAATGTACAAGATGGTACACGCAGATTTGGTAGACTTTCAAAAGAGTTGCGTACAAGTGATATGGGTAGACAGCTTTTTGGAATGGGTTTGACTACTGAAGAATTAAATGAAAACCTAATCAGCTATAACGAACTGTTAGTGTCTACAGGTAGAGATAGATATATGACTGACAGCCAGATAGCGGCAGGCACAGCAAAGTATTCGATGGAACTTGATAAGATATCAAAATTAACAGGTAAAAGTCGTAAACAAATTGAAGAAGAACAACGAGCTAAGAATACAGACATACGTAGACAAGTAGCAATGTCTCGAATGTCCGGCGATGAATTAATACAATTTAGAAATAACTTATCCCTAGCCAATAAAATGTCCCCTGAGTTTGAAGCGGCACTTGTAGATATGGCAGACGGCATAGCAAACGATCCAGTGACACGACAGTTAATGGCTAACTCTCCAACATTTGAAAGATTTGCTAAAGACATTGAAAACATGAGTCCTGAACGGATGAACAACTTTGTTAAAGAGGTTGGTGATGAATTAGGAGGCTTAGCAAAGAAATTTGAAATGGGCGGTGTTGATGCCGCACTTTCCGCTGGCGGATCATTTGGTAGTTTATTACAAATGGGTGGACAATTAGCAATGGCTGTTGAATCTACCGAAGGTTCAGTTAAAAAACAACAAACAGAAACTGACAAACTTACAACGGCTGTTGGAAATAGTGTTACTACATTAGAAGCTCTGTCTGGAGCATCACAGGCACTAGTTACAAGTACAACGGCATTTAAAGAAGCGGCAGATTCAATAGCAGATTTAATTCCGGATTACAATACAGCAGTAGATTTATTTGAAGCTAACAAAGGCACTATTGAAACTGCAATGAACGATGCTTGGGATTGGATGAAAACTGACGGGAAACAGATTCTACTCGATGTAGGTGATCAATTTACGAAACTGTGGCCAAAAATGGTAGAGTTTGGAAATTACTTAGTAGATGATATTTTACCTAAGGTTAAAAAGTTTGCAGAAGAGTTTATGGCAGATCCTGCAGGCTTCTTTAAAGATCTCGGAGACACTTTAAAGACATGGGGAATAGCGGCGGTAGCGGCACTTGGTACCGGTATTGTTGCATGGTTCGCAGGAGCGGCAGGACTAAAAGCATTAGGAGCGGCATTAGTAGGATTAGCAACTACTGTTGGCTCAGCATTAATAACTATGGTAGGAGCCGCACTGGCGGCATCAGCGGCCGCATTAGCAACAGCACTTGGTGCAGTATTAACAGCAGTTGGTGGAGCAGTACTCTCAATACCAGCGGCAATCGGAGCGGCTATATTGGCCGCTGTAGTAGCAATTGATTTTGCATTCTTTGAAGGATCTTTAACAAAAACTGTTACAACTGCAATATCTGACATGTGGACATATTTAAAAGATTGGTTCAAAAACAGTGTATTCAATCCATTTAATTGGTTTGGCGGTGATGATGAAAGCAATCCTGGCGAAATGAAGGACGGAACCAAGAAAAAAGAAGATAAATGGTGGAATCCGTTTGATGGCGGAGATGAAGCAGAAGTAGAAGAACAATCCTCTGTTACTCCTATTAAGCCAAAAGAACCACCAGGAACTAAGGCCAATAACGAAGGTTCAACAGAGCTTGCGATGTTAAATACTAACATGCTACAGCTTATTGAATTAACAAAAAAGAATACTACAGCCGTTAGAGCACTAAATGGCAACATAATGGCTGGATAAGGAAAAACATAATGAGTTGGAAGAGATATTTTACACCAGTAGAAGGCGAATCAGGAACACGTAGTCCTTTGAGCATGGGACAAGGCACACAACCTGGACCAGCAAGATCGAACTATTCAAGTTTTCTTCCTGATGTATACACAGGCGCTCCTAATAGAGTTGAGCGTTACGGACAATATAATACAATGGATAATGACAGTGAGGTAAATGCCGCACTTGATATCCTTGCTGAATTTTGTTCACAACAAAATCCTATTAATAAAACAAGTTTTAGTATCGACTTTAAAAAGATGGCTACTAATTCAGAAATCAAAGTTCTTGAACAGTATTTGCAACAATGGACTAAACTTAATAACTTTGGCACACGCATGTTTAAAATTGTGCGTAACGTTTTTAAATACGGTGATGCTTTCTTTATTAGAGATCCAGAAACTACAAAATGGCATCATGTTGATCCAGCAAAAGTTTCAAGTATTATTGTTAACGAATCAGAAGGTAAAAAACCAGAACAATATATTGTAAAAGATCTTAATTTAAACTTTGTAGACAATGTAGCAACTACTCCTTATACAACAAACGGAAATGCAACAGGCGGTGGCGATGGTTATCTAACTGGCGGCGTTCGTGGTATGGTTGGTAACACTCACACATCAGGAGCAAGTGCAGGACGCTTTGGTCATGATAAAATGAAAGAACATGCTATTGACGCAAAGCATATGGTACATATGAGTTTGAGTGAAGGCTTAGACAACAATGCACCTTTTGGTAATTCTTTATTAGAAGGTATATTTAAAGTATACAAACAAAAAGAATTACTTGAAGATGCTATTATTATTTACAGAACACAAAGAGCTCCAGAGCGTAGAGTATTTTATGTTGACGTAGGTAACATGCCAAGTCACCTAGCTATGCAATTTGTTGAGCGAGTAAAAACAGAAATACATCAAAGACGTATTCCAAGTAAAACAGGTGGAGGCACAAGTGTTATTGACAGTGCTTACAATCCTTTATCGACTAACGAAGATTATTTCTTTCCACAAACAGCAGAGGGACGTGGATCTAAAGTTGAAACACTACCGGGTGGTACTAACTTAGGTGAAATTGATGATCTTAAATATTTTACAAATAAACTTGTAAGAGGTTTACGTATTCCAAGTTCATACTTACCAGCGGCGGCACAAGATGAAGGTCAAAGTTCATTTAATGACGGCAGAGTAGGTACTGCATACATACAAGAGTTACGCTTCAATAAGTATTGCGAGCGTTTACAGAACCTTATTGCAGAAGTATTCAATCAAGAATTTAAACGTTATCTATTAGAAAAAGGTATCAACATTGATATTGCAATGTTTGATTTATTATTTCAACCACCACAAAACTTTGCAAGTTATAGACAAAGTGAATTAGACAATCAACGTATTGGTACGTTTGCACAGATACAAGCTATTCCATTTATTAGTAATAGATATGCTATGAAACGTTTCTTAGGAATGAGTGACTCAGAAATTGCAGATAACGAACGTTACTGGAGAGAAGAAAACGATGAAACGTTATCAACAGCACCAACTGATGCAAGTGCAGAAATGCGTGGAGCAGGAATTAGTGGAGCAGGTATTGAAGCAGACATGGGTGCAGAAGCTGATGTTGCACCAGAAGGTGAAGAAGGTGTAGCAACAGGAGAAACTGGCGGACCAGAGTCAGTGACAACTCCAGACGCAGGAGGAGATGCTGGCGCAGAAACGCCTCCGGCATAAATACAAGCATGATACTAAGAGAATTATTTTATTTTGATAAAGAAACTATTGATCCTATAGAGGATAAGAGTTATGATGCTACTGATGATAAGAGCATTGTAAATCGTGATGATACACGTAAGACACGTTTAACATTGCGTCAAATAAACAAAGCTCGTAGAGCATCAGAGCTACATCAAGAAGAAAAGCAAAAAGAATTAGGATTAGTCCGTCAAATGTACGGTATCCAAGCACAACCTGAAGTATAGGATGTCTACTAATGACTGTAGCGTTTGTTATAGGTAATGGCGAGAGCCGAAAAGACATAGACCTATATCCACTTAAAAATTACGGAAAAGTATATGCATGTAATGCAATGTTCAGACATTTTGAACCGCACTATCTAGTTGCTGTTGATGTTAAAATGATACTTGAAATTAATCAAAGCAAATGGCAGATGGAACACGAAGTTTGGACTAATCCAAACAAACAATTTCATACCTTTCAAGGATTTAATTATTTTCAACCTAGCAAAGGTTGGAGCAGTGGACCTACAGCATTATGGCTAGCAAGTACACACGCACACGACACAATCTACATGCTTGGCATGGATTTTCATGGATCATTGGATAATCAAGGTAACCGTAGTAAGGTAAATAACTTATACGCAGGAACACACAACTATAAAAAGGAAGGTGAAGCCGCAACATACTTTGGCAACTGGGAAAGGCAAACTGCATCAACATGCGATGCACATCAAGGCAAGAAATATATTAGGATTGTAGCGGATGACGATGACTTTGTGCCGAAACAGTTAAAGAAATGTACGAATTTATCTCACATTACAGTTAGTGAGTTTAAAAGATATTACGATTTTTAGACGGTTTGCGACTAAACGACTCGTTTTGACGCCGTTTTCCGTACATTTATTAAACATAGTGTAAATAATACTAGACAGCCTTACATACTAATTAAACATATAGGAGAAAACAATGGCAGACAATAAATTAGAGCAAATGCTCGAAAAACTTGTCAATAACGATCGTGCTGGCGCAGATGAACTGTTCCACGAATTTGTTATTGAAAAGTCACGTGGTATCTATGAAAAGATGCTAGAATCAGATTTAGAAGATCTTGACGAAGTTAAAGACGAAGAAGTAGATGAAGCGTCAAATGACGAAGAAACTAACGAAGCTTCAGATGAAGAAGTAGATGAGTCTTCAGACGACGAAGAGACTAATGAAGCTACCGACGAAGAAGTTGATGAAGCATCAGACGAAGAAGTAGATGAAGCATCAGACGAAGACGTTGAAGAAGCTACAGATGAAAAAACAGACGAAAATTTCGGAGAAATTACACCAGAAGCTGACCCAATGGGTGGCGACGCCGCTGACGATATG